GGAGGGTGTACGATTATGGCGAAAATAACGAATGTCAAAATGGTAGAGTCTGGACCCTACGGAAAGGGTATCGAGGATGCCATTAATAATTTTATAGAGTGGTTGGGTGAAGACGGTGAGGTTGTTAATGTCAGCTTGGCAATGAGTGAGATTGGGGTAAGAGCTTTGATAATGTACCACGAAAACTAAAAAGATAAATAGAATATTAAGAAAACAAAAGGCTAAGGGTAAATCCTAGTCTTTTGCTCTTGTTATAAATGGACGGAAAGGGTGAAGTGTAAATGTCTAAAGGGCGCAAACCAAAACCAACAAGCATAAAAAAACTTGAAGGTAATCCAGGCAAAAGAAAACTGAATGAGCACGAGCCTGTCTACACAAGTGATGTACCTGACTGCCCGGACTGGATGTTGGATAACGCAAAAGCTGAATGGCGGCGGATGTATCCACAGCTTTCGCACTCAGGTGTTTTAACTTCTGTAGATTACGCAGTGTTTACGGTGTATTGTCAATCGTGGGCAAGGTGGGTGGAGGCAGAGGAGTTTGTTTCTAAGTACGGGCAGGTCTATAAAAACGATAAAGGTGTGTGGAAAGAAGTACCGCAGGTTAATATGTCTTTGAAATATGGGGCGCAAATGATGAGAGCTGCTGTGGAGTTGGGAATTACACCGTCCTCAAGAGCAAGGATAACGACGGGAATATTAGTTTCATCAACTCCTATTGACGAAATGGAAGGGTTGCTGAACTGATGTATAAAAAAAATAAAGCCGAAAAGGTTATTAAATTTATAGAGAATTTAAAATACACCAAGGGTGACTTCCACGGTAAGCCTTTTGTACTTATGCCTTGGCAGAAAAAAATAATAAAAGATATTTTCGGAACTGTCAAAGGTGACGGATATAGGCAATACCATACAGGGTATGTTGAGATACCTAAAAAGCAAGGCAAGTCTGAGTTTGCCGCGGGGATAGCTTTATATATGCTCTGTGCCGATGATGAGTGGGGGGCTGAGGTTTACGGTTGTGCAGTCGACAAAGGTCAAGCAATGTTAGTTTTTGAGGTTGCCGCCAAAATGATAGAGCAGTCTCCTGCCCTCTCTAAATACTGCAAAATAATAAGGTCGACTAAAAGGATTGTGTACACGCCAAGAAATAACTTCTACCAGGTTCTGTCAGCCGATGTGCCAAACAAGCACGGCATCAATGCCAGTGCCATTATATTTGACGAATTACACGCACAAAAGACAAGGGATCTATGGGATGTTATGACTTTCGGTTCAGGTGATGCGCGAAAACAACCTCTGACTTTGGTGCTTACCACTGCCGGGAATGATGTGAATTCGATATGCTACGAGGTACATAACAGGGCTATTGATATTAAAGAGGGTCGTAAAATAGACCCTGGTTTTTACAGCTGTATATATGGAGCTAGCGAAGAGGATGATTGGACAGATCCTAAAGTTTGGAGGGAAGCAAACCCAAGCTTAGGTGTGACTTTCGGAATTGAAAAAATAGAGCAGGCGTTCATAAAAGCTTTAGAGAACCCTGTTGAAGAGAATATATTTAGACAGCTCAGACTTAATCAATGGGTGAAACAGGCCATAAGGTGGATGCCGATGCACAAATGGGATATCTGTAATGATGTAGTGAGTATAGCAGATCTGAGGGGCAGGGAGTGTTATGGAGGTCTTGACTTATCTAAAATATATGATTTGACCACACTTGTTTTAATTTTCCCACCTAGAAACGAAACTGAAAAATTTATAATACACCCTTATTTTTGGATACCTGAGGAGTGCCTAGCTGAAAGAGTAAAGCGAGACCATGTCCCTTATGATAAGTGGCTCGCGCAAGGATTTATTCGGACAACACCCGGCAACATAATAGATTACAGATTTATAGAGAGTGATATTTTAGGCATTAAAGCTAGTGAATATATAGAGGGTTCGGAGGGAATAGCGGAGTTATTCAACATTAGGGAGATAGCCTATGACAGATTTAATGCGACAGGGCTTATTCTTAATCTAGCTGACGAGGGTTTGGAGATGATACCGTTCGGGCAGGGGTATGTGAGTATGTCACCGCCGACTAACCAAATGTTTATAAAAACACTAAAAAATGAAATTGTGCATAATAACAATCCTGTTCTAAGGTGGTGTTTTGATAATGTAGTTGTTACGAGAGACTCTGCAGATAATATAAAACCCGATAAGTCTAAATCGTCCGAGAAGATTGACGGAGCGGTTGCGGCTATTATGGCACTAGACAGAGCTATAAAGAACGAGGGTGCGGGCAGTGTATATGATGAAGAGGGCAGAGGTTTAATGGTAGTATAAAAAAAAAAAGTTAAGTTTTTTAATTGAATCTATTGTAAAGTTTATAATGTTGTGATATAATGATTTTGTGGGGAGGTGAATACCATAAAATTTTATGATAATATTATAAACTTTTTTCGTGGGGGATCTACTAAAATAGGGCAGTCTCCTGTGTTTGGCAGGTCAAGTGCCGGGAAATCGGTAACACCTACGAGTGCAATACAGCTAACGGTTGTATACGCCTGTGTTCGAATAATAGCAGAAACAATAGCTAGTCTACCCCTGAATGTTTTTGAAATAACTAATAACGGTAAAGAGAAAGCACATACGCATTCTCTTTTTACTCTTTTGCACGATGCGCCAAATTTAGAAATGACCTCTTTCACTTTTAGAGAAACTTTAGTAAATCATTTGATGACCTACGGTAATGCTTATGCACAGATTATTCGAAACGGTTTAAATAAAGTAGTATCACTTCATTTGCTTTTGCCTGACAGAATGGATGTACAGAGGGACTCAGTGACTGGTAAAATAATATATATTTACACAGACGAGTATTTCCAAATACACACACTTCAAAAATATGAAGTTCTGCACATACCCGGTTTAGGGTTTGATGGACTTGTTGGGTACTCGCCTATAGCAATGGCGCGTAATGCTTTAGGTTTGTCAATGGCTGCCGAGGAATATGGCAGTAAGTTCTTTGCCAATGGCGGTAATCCGTCGGGAGTTCTCGAACACCCTGCAACTTTAAAAGGTGAGGGGTCCGCAAAAAAAATCAGAGAGAACTGGACTGATGTTTATGGCGGCAGCTCTAATTCAAACAGAACGGCAGTGCTAGAAGAGGGAATGACCTATAAGCCCATATCCATACCGCCTGAACAAGCCCAGTTCTTAGAGACACGAAAGTTCCAAGTGACTGAGATTTGTAGAATATACCGAGTACCACCACACATGGTTGCAGATTTAGAGAAGTCTAGCTTTTCAAATATCGAGCAACAATCTCTTGAGTTCATAACAAACTCCATCACTCCTTGGCTAGTTCGGATTGAGCAAGTGCTTACTTTAGCTTTACTTGCTCCTACCGAACGGTCTAGATATATAATCAAGTTTAATGTCAACGCAATGCTACGAGGGGACACAGCGGCAAGGGCGGCATACTACAACACTATGAGGCAGAACGGTATATACAATCCGAACGATATCAGAGAGCTTGAAGATATGAATCGCATACCCGCAGAAGAGGGTGGCGATGCGTATTTGGTTAACGGCAACATGATATCGCTTAGAAAAGCAATGGAAGGGAACGAGGCTGTCCCTACTAAACAGTAAAAAAAAATTATATAAGTTTTGAGGAAGGAGGTTTTACAATGAAGAATTTTTGGAATTTTAAAACTATTACAAACGAAGAAACACAAGGTCAAGAAAACATCCTCATAATGGACGGTCCTATATCGCAGGACACATGGTGGGGAGATGAAGTGACACCGGGAGCTTTTAAGAACGAACTTAAATGTGTCGTTGGTGATTTGATTGTGTTTATTAATTCTCCGGGTGGCGATGTAATAGCTGCGAGCCAAATTTACACGATGTTAAAAGAGCATAAAGGCAACATCACGGTAAAGATTGACGGTATGGCGGCAAGTGCTGCATCTGTTATAGCAATGGCAGGGGATAAAGTTTTAATGGCCCCTACAGCGCTTATGATGATCCACAATCCTGCAACATGTGCTTTCGGAGATGCTCAAGATTTTCAAAAAGCAATAGGCTTGTTGGACGAATGCAAGGAAAGCATTATAAATGCTTACGAGTTGAAGTCTGGAATGCCTAGAGATGATTTGGCAAAGCTGATGGATTCAGAAACTTGGATGAATGCGAACAAGGCTATCGAACTTGGATTTGCAGATGATATGCTTTTTGGCAAGGTTGAAAACAGTGCAGAGGCATATACATTCAACAGTGCTAGGTATATGGAGCAGATAGTCGCAAAAGTCAAAAGCGATAACGCACCAAAACAAAAAACAATAGTCGAGCAGAGACTGGATCTGCTTGGCAAATTATATTAATTTAAGAAAGAATGAGGTATTAAAAATGAATTTAGTAGAACAAATGCAGGCGAGAGCAGCTCTTTGGGCTAGAATGAGAGCATTTCTAGACAACGCAAAAAAAGAAAATGGCATCTTGTGTTCTGACGATATGACAACATATGAGAACATGGAGATTGAGATGGGTGTTATGGATAGACAAATCGGAATCCTAAACAGACAGGCTGACTTTGAGGCTAAACTCGGTGCTCCTTTGTCAAATCCTATAAACGGCATTCCTGGCGCAGTAGGCAACGGCACAACTGGCAGAGCATCAAATGAGTACAGTGACTCATACTGGAAGCATT